AAGCGCTTACTTGCTCGTGGTGAATACACCTACGGTTCTATGACACTAGAAACTGTAGATGCTGAAGGCACTGAGTACGACATCAGATCATACGATGCCAATGTTTCGCCTGTTGAAGTTACTACATCACAACCTACTGGCTCACAAGAGTATGTAGCATATAAGTTTATTCTATACCGGGACGCAACCGACACAACCAAAGGCCCAACATTCAAGGGCTATCAGGCTAAGGCTACTATTGCTACGCCTCGCCAGCGAGTCATAAGATTCCCCGTCTACTGCTTCGATGTAGAGACTGACAAGTACAATGTCATGGTCGGTTATGAAGGACGAGCCTTTGACAGAATCGGTCAGCTTGAAGAGATTGAACAGAATGGGGATGTTGTCACATGGCAAGACTTAACCACTGGTGAGTCACGCCAATGTATCATTGAACAAATTACATTCACTCGCATGACACCACCTGACAGAGGATTTACTGGTTATGGTGGTATTCTAACTATGACCATTAGGACAGTATAAACCATGACACTTGCTGACTGGGCAGCTCTTGCCGTATCCATATTAACCCTTATCGTAGGCTTTGCATCGCTAGTGCGATGGCTCGTCAAGCATTACCTTTATGAACTTAAACCCAATGGTGGTTCCAGTCTTAAGGATAAGGTTAACTCGCTTGAAGAGAAGGTAGAACTACTGACCGAACTAGTCAAGGAAGCATTGAGGAAATGAATGAAACCTGTAGTGAAGGCCGCGAGTCCTGCTGCTATTGCTGTTCTTCGTCAAGCGACAGCATTGTGGCCGAAGCGCAAGAAACTGTCCGACGGATTATTGCCATCACTGGCTCATCAGAAAGCCAGTCCGAATTCAGACCACAACACGGGGCTTGCTGTTGATTTGACACATGACCCAGACAATGGGGTAGACTGTGCAGTTATCTTTGAGAAACTTAAGGAAGACGAGCGAGTCAAGTACCTCATCTTCAAGGGTAAAATTTGGTCGAGGGATAAAGCTAAGCTTGGCAATCGCAAGTATACTGGTAGCAACCCTCACAATAAACATCTTCATATTTCTATCAATGCTGATTCCGCTAATGACACTAGCCCTTGGTTCTGGTGGATGAATCAACCTAAGATTGTGAATACTGTAGTGGCTAAGCTACAGCCTGTCCCAACTAAGAAGCTACCGCTTCCAGTCAAGGCTGAAGTGTGCACCTGCTGTAAGGTTCACAATACTAAACGAAAGGCAAAATAAATGGAAGCACTAAAGCAAGTATCGCTGACATGGTTCCGTGCTGCAGCCTCAGCTGCTATCGCACTCTACCTCGCAGGAGAGACCAACTGGAAGACACTCGGAGCTGCAGCCCTCGCAGGGTTCCTCGGGCCTGTCCTTAAGTGGCTCGACCCATCGGCATCAGAGTTTGGCAGAGGCGCACGCTAGCCCTAGAATACCCTTTAAACGCCTTCTAAGGCCGTTTTAAGACACGAAACCCCCCAACCTAAGGTAATCACCCTAGGAAGGGGGGTCTTTTGTGTTTATCAGATAAGTAGAAAAACCCTTGACTCTTCCCCTAAGTCATGAGTATAATCATATATATTATATAATATATAAATAAATATATAGACCCCGTAGGGGTCTTATATAATATATATAAATATAATTATAATAATATATTTATTATATGTCAAGTATTACTGAAAGGACTCCATGGGAGTATACCTTACTGACGATTACAAGATACCGGGACATGTATCGTACTCAGCACTGACTACATACATCGACTGTGGTTATCTTTACTATCTCGGTCGACTACTTGAGATACCTGAACAGCCAGCAGTCTGGTCTGCAGGTGGCTCAGCATTCCACAAGGCAACCGAAGAGTGGGACAAACAACATGTTGAGTAAACAATTATGGGAAGAGGCATGGCATGAGTACACGAAAGATGTCGACATCTCAACGCTTAGGGTTGGCGGGAAGTCTACGAAAGAATATCCTAACAAAGAAGATGCAGACTTCTGGAAAGTTAAAGGCCCAGAGTGGGTACAAAGTTACATTGACTGGCGTACTACTAACACCAACTGGAAGATTTGGAAAACGCCTCAAGGCGTTCCTGCGATTGAACTAGGTATCATACCTGAATTTGCTGGCGTGCCAGTGAAGATGGTTATTGATAGAATCTTTGAGGTCGATGGTGACTTAGTTGTCGTGGACCTAAAGACTTCCAAGCTGACACCAACGAGTAGTCTCCAGTTAGGATTCTACAAGGCTGGAATACAGCAGGTGTTTGGTGTCGACATTAAGTACGGCAACTATTGGATGGCTCGTCAGTCAGGTACTGGCACCATGATTGACCTAACGAAGTACAGTCAGGACATGATTACATACTTCGTAGAAAACTTTGACAAAGCACGCAAAGCTGGGGTATTCTTACCTAACACAAAAAACTGTGGGTGGTGTGGTCTGTCCGACCATTGTCCATTCACTTCAAAGAAAGAGAATAAATGAACGAAGAATGGAAACTGCAAGTCTCGTATAAGACTGGTACTGGTGATATGATTAACATCCGTGCCAATACTGCTGACGAACTTAGTGTGCTGCTTGAAGGTGTAGGTGACTACGCTACGCAGATTGCTGCAACAAACAAGATGCTAGCAGCAGCGTACAATGTAGCCCCTTTATCGACTACAAATTCCACTACAAACACCACGCCTCCAGTCTCCTCGCCGCCAACCCCGGTGTCGGAAGCGTCAGGTACCGCAGCTCCCACATGTAAACACGGTGCACGCATTTGGCGTAGCGGAGTTAGCAAGAATACTGGTAAGCCATATGCATTCTGGGCATGTCCGTCCCCACAGGGAACGCCTGACCAATGCAAGCCAGTCAACTAAATAAGGAAATCAAATGAGCCGTAGTCAGTTAATAATGGATTGGCTACGGCTTCTCTTTAAAAGGAATCGGAATTGCGTACACTTGTCAGAAGCGTTGGTCGCCCAAGTATCGGTGGGGAACCGCTACCGTCATGCTTCAAAGCGTTTGAGTCGAACAAGATTGTCCTCAGGCGAAGCGAAGTGTCGATGTTCGCAGCAGCGCCGGGAGTAGGTAAGTCAACACTTGCCCTTGCTCTTGCGCTAAAGATGAAAGTTCCCACGCTATACATTAGCGCTGACACTAACGCACACACTATGGCTATGCGTTTAGCATCTATGATTAGTGGTAAGAATCAAGGTGATGTTGAACAATTATTGAATACTGATTTGGGTTGGACTCGTGCAGTGCTGGCTAAAGGTAGCCACATCGTATGGTCATTTGAATCAGCACCATCTCTGCAGGATATTGACGAAGAAGTACAAGCCTTCGAAGAACTATGGGGATGCCCACCACAACTGATTGTGGTAGATAACTTGATGGATGTTGCCACCGATGGTGGCGAAGAGTTCGCTTCAATGCGAGCGATTATGAAGGAGCTAAAGTATCTTGCTCGCGCTACGAATGCTGCAGTGTTGGTTCTACATCACACTAGCGAGGCTGTTGCTGGTACCCCCTGTCAACCGCGTAGTGCCATACAGGGTAAGGTTGCACAGTTACCTGCACTTATATGCACACTCGGTGTTGTTGGAACAAGCATGGGAGTCGCGCCTGTTAAGAATCGCTATGGTCGAGCCGATGCTGGGGGCGGATTGATGACATGGATTGCTTTCAACCCTGAGTATATGTTCGTTGATGACATACCGGAGAATGTATAATGGATGATGACTATCTTGAAATTCATGCAAAAGAAATGGCACAGTCTGAATATCTCAGACATGTTGCCAAGTGCATACAGAAGATTGATGATGCCAAACCACCAGCTAAGGACGCTTATACGCAAGGCGTACAAGACGGACTCGACTGGGCAATACGAATACTAGAGAAAGATAAGAGCGCATACTAATGGCTAACCCTAATGGTCGCAAAGGTGCACAGTATGAGACAGATGTTATGCGATGGTTTCGTGAACACGAAGCAGTAGCAGAGCGTCTTACTAAAGCTGGCGCCAAAGATGAGGGTGATTTGTATGTATTCTTGCAAGGCAAGACATACATCATGGAGTTAAAGAATAGAAAGAAGTTAGACTTGCCTGCCTTTTGGGACGAAGCGCAGGTTGAGGCAAAGAACTATGCGAAGGCTAGGGGATTGGCGACCATACCTCCAGCCTTCGTCATAGTGAAGCGTCGCAATCATGGCATAGAAAAGTCATGGGTTATACAGGATTTAGGACAGTGGATGAGAGAGAGATATGAATGACTTACCAAGTATTAGAGATGTGCTTATCCACTACGGTGCACA